CTGAAGTGTCTTCCCGGATCGTGCTGCACCTCCTTTCGACGTAAAGCCCCATGACTGCTGGCCTGAGTACTATACAGCGACGATAGGAAAAGGTGAGGGGACCGCTCGGCGGATTCCTCTTCGGGATGAAACGAGAGCAGTGCCGTGAACGAAACCGTTGTGGAGTAGGAAATCGGCAACTTATAAGTGAATAACAAGCGGATAGCTCGACGGGGCGAAAAGAAGAAGCCTTACTTCCTGCCGCTTGTTTTCAAATAAGGCGATTATGAAAGGCGGTAATCGAATATGGCGAGCATTTACAAAAAGATTGTTGTAGATGGCAAAAGAATTGATGAGCACCGTTATGTGATGGAGAAACACATCGGAAGAAAGCTTGAAAGGGACGAGGTTGTCCATCACAAAAACGGAGACAAGCGCGATAACCGTATAGAAAACTTAGAAGTTATGTCTCTGTCGGAACACACAAGAATGCATCAAAAGGAGATATACACTCCAGAGAGAAAAAAAGCAATGTCTGATGCATCTAAGGGAACACCAAATTTCCATCAAAGAAGATTTTCTGACGAGGAATCGCGCAAAATCAAAGAACGTGTGCGTAACGGCGAAACTAGTTATGCAATAGCAAAAGAGTATGGAGTTGCAAAAACTACCGTCTACAGGATGGTAAATGGAACGTATTACAAAAAATATCGCGGTGTGGAGAAGTCAGTCATCTCGCCACGCTCATGACGTGGAGATCATCGGGGCAGAGCCGATCACCGCAACCAACGACTACTAACAGGCGGTGAGCACATGAGCGATACAACTGAAAATGTTGCTGCCGGAACCGAGGGCGTGGCCGAAGAGACGGCGGAACAGAAGGAAGTAAAGCTGAGAGGGCTGAAAAGCTCTACGGATGATAACGCTTATGCAGATATGCCGCCGAAACAGCTGCACGGCAGACATCAGATTTTCACCAACGAGAGTGAAATCACGGACGATAACTTGCTGGAGGTACTGAATAAGGCGCTGGTGGTCCACAACCGGAACCGTGAGGAGGAAGTGTACCTCGAAAAGTATCTGAGGGGCATTCAGCCGATTCTGGAGCGCATCAAGAAGTACCACAGCGAGATCAACAACAAGATCGTTGTGAACGTGGCGAATCAGATTGTTACGTTCAAAACTGCTGAGTTTGCCGGGGAGCCGATCCAGTACATCTCGCGTGGCAGCAAGAAGAGCGTACCGAAGAAGGTTGAAAAGCTCAACTCAATGATGCTGTCTGAGGGCAAGCAGTCAAAGGACATGGACCTTGCCTACAAGATGTTCACCTCCGGTGTCGGGTATAGGCTTGTCCTGAATGACAAATCGGAAGAAATCGCAAAGGCTATTGAAAACGGGGAGCACTTTGACGAGGCACCGTTTGAGATCTACATCCCGGACCCGAGGAACACGTTCGTCATCCGCCTGAACGATGTGACCAAGAAAGTGATCGCCGGTGTGACCTATGTGTTTCTGGATGAGACCAAGTCGCAGGTACAGTACACCGTGTACACGCCGAATGTAACTTATAAAGTTGCAGGGACGGCGACGACGGCGGACAAGAGAGTCGGGAAAACTGTCCACAACTTCGGCATGGTCAACCTGATTGAATATCCATGCAACAGCGTGTATATGGGTGCGTTTGAGGTGGTTCTGCCGCTTCTGGATGCCTATAACTCCTGCCTGAGCAACAGACTGGACGGCATCGATCAGTTCATTCAGGCCATCATGGTGTTCGAGGGTGTGGACATTACGAGGGAGCAGTTCTTGGAACTGAAGGACCTCGGCGCTCTGAAGCTGCCGCCCGCAATCGACGGACGGTCGAGCAAGGTCTACTACCTGAACGAGCAGCTTGACCAGAGCCAGACGCAGACGCTGGTTGACGATATCTACCACACGATTCTCCAGATCGTCGGTATGCCGAGTCAGGGCAATGCCAACACCTCTGACAGCTCCAACAACGGCGCCATCATCATGAAGAACGGCTGGTGGAACGCGGAGGCGCGGTCTCTGGAAACGGCTGGCATGTGGAAGGAAGCGGAAACGACCTTCCTGAAAATCGTTCTGAAGATCTGCGAGGACGCGAACGTCCTGACCGGCCTGAATGTTTCCGATGTGGAACCGAAGTTTATCAGACGGAGCTACGAGGATCTGCTTGTCAAGACACAGAGCTTCTCCACGCTTCGCACTGCCGGATGCACTTCGCTTCAGGCGTTCAAGTACAGCCATCTCAGCAACGACCCGGAGAGCGATGCAATGGCTTTTGACGAGTATCAGAAGCAGAGGCAGAGCGAACTGGACCAGTTCAGCGGTCTAGGTGCCACGGGTGGAGGAAACGTTACGAGTTATCCCGGCGAAGAAACCGGCGGCGAAGATGAGCAGCCGGAGGAAGAGGAAGAGAGCGCCGACGAGACCGGCGGCTCTGACGGCAACTACGGTGTCTGCCCGGTCTGCAAGCGCAGATTCAAGAAGCGCAACAACCGTCAGGTATATGACCGAGATGAGTGCAGGAGAATCGCGCAGAGGAGCCGTAGGGGCGGCGGGTTCAGGAGATGAACTACGACCTTGCGGACAAAGCAATCAAGGACATGAACCGCCGTAACCTGCGTGCGTTCGACGGGCTGAAGACGCTGAAGTTCGACGAACTGAATGTGCTGCGGTCGGTCACGAAGGTCTATGACGATGCGGTCAGGATTGCGAAACGGCGATACCGTCAGATCGCGGAAGACGCTTACTTGGAGGCGCTGGTCCTTGCCGGAATGGAACGAAAAAAAGCAGAGGAGCTGGCGGAGAATTCCATCACGGATGACTGGGTTCTGGACATGCTGGAAGAGTATGACGCGCTTACGCTGTACAGCTTCGTCAATGAGGTGGAGCGAAAGAAACAGCGAACGGCAGAGGCGATTCTGGCAGCGCAGGACAAGGTCGCCGAGGTGGATAAGGCGCTGAGACTGTGGACTTTGCAAGTCTCGCAATACGCTGACAACAGTGTGTTTTATGCCACCGTGGACGGATATAAAGATGCTGGAATCAAGAAAGTCAAGTGGGTGTCGGAGAAGGACAGCAAGGTTTGCAATACCTGCAATGAACTGGACGGAAAGATCTTCGACATCGATAAGGTACCGACGGTACCTCACTGGCGCTGCCGGTGCATTCTTGAGCCTGTGAAATAACCCGAAAGAGGAACTATATGACTCTCGACATCATCACACCGCATTACAGGGAACCGTGGAGCACGTGCAAGTACCTGTTTGACAGCATCGCATTGCAGCGTGGCATTCACTTTGACGACATCCGGGTGATTGTTGTCAACGACGGGGACAACATCCTGTTTGGCAGTATGGAAAACGCCATGCTGAAACTGAGCACCTATCCGTTCACGGTGGACTACATCGTCAAGGAGCATGGAGGCGTTTCGGCTGCAAGGAATTGCGGGCTGGACGGAAGCAATGCGGACTATGTGATGTTCTGCGACATCGACGACGGGTTCCTGAACAACTACGGACTGCACGCGATCTTCTCCGCCATGCAGGAAGGCTTCGACGTGTTCATGCCGAACTTCGTGGAGGAGTTCAAAGACAATGACGGCAACCTTCAGATTGTCGGTCACAACGAGGATCTTACATTCATCCACGGCAAGGTCTATCGGAGACAGTTTCTGGTTGAAAACAATCTCCGATTCGACGACAGCCTCACGATTCACGAGGACGGTTACTTCGACATGCTGGTGTACTCCACGGTCCAGCAACTGAACGGGAAGCTGAAGAAGATCAGCACACCGATCTACCTATGGCGGTGGAATGATAACAGCACGGTCCGGGCAGACCGGGAAGACTACGTGCTGAAGACCTACGAGCATGTGATGGCATCCCGCACCGCAATCTGCCGGATTCAGAAGCAAAGAGGCTACGACGAATTCTACAGGGCCGCTGTCGGGATGACGGTTTTGAACAGCTATTACGATTTCCAGAAAACCCGGTATCACATGGCAAAGAACGCAAAGTATCTCAGAGAAGCGGAGAAAGCGTTCCGGCGCTACTGGATGGAATTCCGTGGGACGTTCAACGACCTGACGAATCAGTACATTGCGGAACTCGCGGTTACGGCAAGGGCAAACGCAGTGAAGAACGGGATGCTTATGGAACAGCAGGACCTGAAATCGTTTTTGAAACACATTGAGTATGAGGTGAAGCCGTGAAAGCAGCAGCCTATACGGGAACGAGAAATCTGTACAGCGGCATGGTCCCGGCGGTGAAGTCGCTGCTTGCCCATTCGGATGTAGAGAAGGTCTATCTGCTGATTGAAGACGATGAATTCCCATACTATCTTCCAGACTGCGTGGAAACCGTCAATGTCAGCAATCAGACCTATTTCCGTCCGGGTGGGCCGAACATGGATTCCGATTTCACCTACATGGCGATGATGAGAGCGACGTTTGCGCTGATGTTCCCGGAGCTGGACAGAATCCTGTCGCTGGATGTGGACACCATCGTAAACGATGACATCTCCATCCTGTGGGACGCGCCGCTGAATGACTGCTATTTCTGCGCTGCGCCGGAATGGCATAAGACAAAGCCGGACAGAGTTTACACCAACATCGGCGTCTGCATGTACAACCTCGAAAAGCTGAGAGACGGAAAAGCACAGCAGGCGATTGACGCGCTGAATACAAGGCAATACAGGTTTCTGGAACAGGACGTATTCAACGAAATCTGCCAAGGTCATATCCTGCTGATGAACGGAAACTATAACGCGAATTATTGGGTCAAGCATGGCGACAATCCGAAGATCGTGCATTACGCCGCAATCAGGGACTGGGAAGAAATCGAGCTGGTGAAGCAGTACCGGCAGATGGAATGGACCAGATAATACGGATACAAACGGGAAACCGTTTCAGATATCACTGCGGAGATGCAGTTAAAAAAGCGCGAAGCACTGAGAGAACAGAGCTATACAAGCGAAACGCAGTAATAAAGGTTAGAGAAAACCTAAAAACGCAAAGGAGAAAAGAACTATGGCAGAACTTGACACGAACGTGAAGACAGAAGTTGAACCCGGCACTGAGCAGGTTGAAACCAATCAGGAAACAACCGAAAAAACCGAAGCTGCCGACAGCAACGCGGAAATCGCTCGTCTGAAAGCGGAACTGGCGAAGGCGAAGGCCGCGACGGACAAGGCAACCAAGGAAGCAGCGGATTCCAAACGCGCCCTGAGAGCAAAGCAGAGCACCGAGGAAGCCGCAGCGGAAGAAGCAAAAGCACAGCAAGAAGCCCTGATGCAGGAGCTGGAAACGCTCCGAAAGGAACGCGCTGTTGCGAACACCACGGCAAAGATCCTGCCGATTGTCAGCAACGACAGCGCCGCCGCAGCTCAGATCGCTGAGTATCTGTATGGTGCGGAAGATGTCGATGCGGCTCTGGCGGCAATCCAGAAGGCGTGGACCGCGAAAGAGAAAGCGCTCCGTCTGGAGTTTGGGAAGATCCCTGCACCCGGTGTCGGCGGTTCTGACGGGCCGACTGTGACCAAAGCACAGCTGGATGCCATGTCGTACATGGAACGTGTAAAGTTCGCGACCGAGCACCCGGAAGAATACCGAAAACTGATGGGGAGGTAAGTCCCCATGAACAAAGAAAGGATGATAACAAATGGCACAGGTTGATACCACTTACGGAACCTACCGTTCCGCCCCCCTCTTTATCCCTGAAGTTATTGCCGACCTGATCGACACGAAGCTGATTGACAACATCGTGTT